AACCGCCACGAAGAAGCAACCGCTCGCCGTTGTTACGAAAATATATAAAGCCCCTGCCGGTTTTATCTGTGTTAGGGAATAACGCTAATGCTTTTAAAATATCCGGGATTGTTACGCCGCTTTTTGCTGTCAATGTTCCGAAATCTTTCGCGCCATATCCCGCGCCGTCGTCTGTCTGCTTATGCTCTACGGTTGTTGTGATATGAAAACCACTTGTAGCATTTGCAGGATTTCCGGTATAGTCAAACTTTAATGTGCCGTTTGTTCCCGGTGCAACTAATGAACCGTCCTGCAGGATCGCTTTCCATGCCTTGCTGTTTGCGCCTAAATCTGTTTTGTGGATTGCTGCGTTATTGTTCGGTACAATCTGAATTTCGCCGTCAACTAAACGCGCTACAACCCATTTATGAACGTCGCCCACAATATCGCATACGCCCAATGCCTCCCATGCCTTGCCGCCGGTTCCGGTTAATGTTCTGTAAACATTTGTTGGGTTCTGTGGACTTAATACACCATGCTCATAAGTCTTTACATGATGCCTGCTGTTGTTTGTGTTACCTCTAGGCTCTAATCCCTGCGCTGTGATTAAGTTGTGTAATACGCCCCACTCTGCCGCTGTCATAAGATGCCAACCGGCACCCTTGTTATAGCAAACCTCAACCGCACGATCAAAAGTAATGCAGTTTGCGGGATCCTGATTTGGGATAGAGTACGCGCGGTTATTCTTAATCACGTTGATATATTTTGAAACATAAATATACGGCACCACTTTATCGTTGATGATAAAAGCCGGGTGCGGCGTGTGTGCCGATCCGATCCCTAACTCGTCCAAATAAACAAGCGGTACTTTTACCATTACCGAAGGAATACCTTGATCGTCTAAAATAATTTCCTCGTTTGCTGCTGCGCCTCTTAAATCTTCGTAATTACTCATTGATATATACCTCCTCGATACTCCATAATATTAAAGTACATTTTGAAATGTCAAAATCTTTCTGCACTCTTTCAACGGTCTTTTTACCTTCTGCGTCTGTTTCTCCCTCGATGTACTCATATTCCTTTGGCGGGATTTCAACCTGCGCAACGTAATTTTCGCCCAATCCGAAAACTAAATTACCGTCTGCGTCGGCGCAAATGTCTTTTTTTACGGTGTCGTCTGTCTGCAAACGCGGTAATCTCATTGCGATTGCATCGCCGATCCATAAGGTGCTACCTTCCAATTCGTAACCGATTTTGCGCCCCTCGTTTTTTTCAACTACTTTAATTGTTGGTTTTGCCATTAGATTTTACCTCCAAAAATAAAATATTTTATCGTTACCGGTTCCGTCGGGCAGTCCTCAACCTCGATTTTAAAACCGTTTAACTGCTTGTCCTTAATTCTGATTGCGCGCCCCTGCTGCAAATTGTCGCAAAACGCCAACACAATATAATTTAATGTATTGCGTGCGTCTTTTAATGCAACTGTTACTTTCTCGGTGTTAAATGGGTATGTTTCTTTACTCTTTACTTCCACCGATCCAACCTCGAAATAAGTATTTTCTAATTCCCTTTGGTGCTGTAATAACTGCACGATCGCCATATTTGCAATAATCATAGCCTCGTTTATGCCGTTATCCATGTGGTTCATGTTCTGTTGATTAAACCCCGTACCCGGTTCGATTATCCCGCCCGGAACCGGCGTTAATGTAATCGTTTTATCCGGGTTCTGCGTTACCGCGTATGTGTTTGCTTTTTCAGTACGGCGGTTTTTCCATAATATCAGATCATACATTTATCTTTTTCCTCCTATTCGCGTTTTATCGTTATTCTGATGCCTATTGTTGCGGTTGCTAATGTATCTTTTGGCGTGTTATAGTCTTTGCTTTCCAACAAATCGCCGTTTACATCGTATAATTTCGCGTTTGTGATTTTTCCCTGCTCGTTATCATCAATGTATAAATAAAAAGTGATGTTATCGGTGCCTTTTATTATCTTTCCTATGGTTCCTTCTTTCACTTTTCCGTTAATGGTGTATGTCGCACGCTTTACGATACTTTCCGTATAGTCCACAAGCCGATCTTTTAACATTTTAGCCCTCCTCTCTTGCGTAATCTGTGCCGCATATTTTTAACTGCGTAACTGCTGCTGTTACGTCCTCTTGCACCGTTACCGCGCTTTCTGCCATTGTAAATGGTGTATCTTCCCCGATTATTGCGTTTTCTTCTCCGCACGTTCTTATCGGTGTTGTTTCTGCCTCTGTGGCTGTTTCTATGTTTACAACGCTTTCCTGCGTTTCAAATGGTGCCTGCATCGCTAAACAGCACTCAACGCCGCACACAAAAGCCCCGGCGCTTTCATAACTGTTTACATAAGAAAAACCGGCTACACTCTGCGTATAGTCGGCTTTCTTTATTGCTGTTATGTTGTTGTCAAAATTGCAATGCTCATTTTCTCCTGCTGCCGGTTCAAATGCCATAAAGATCAAATCTTCCAATTTGTATTTTATGGTTGTTTGTCTTTGCAGGGCAAATTCAAAATATATGTTTAATGGTAAAATTTCATCAATGATACTGTTTATTGTTTCCAAACTTCCCGCATCTGTGTTAATCTCTACGATCATTTCAAAATTTGACATATCGTTTATTAACCTTATTCCCTCGGAATAGTTGGATAGCATCGCCGTTAATTCTTCTAGGCTCATTTTGCGCCGGTTCATCATTGATATTATATATATTTTTCTATCGTCTAAACTCTGCGCCGCCTTTGGTGTAATCCCTAACAGCTTTTCAAACCTCTTTACTCCGGTTTCGTCTGCTGTAAATACAAACATATTCCGTATTACTTCCGTAATAGAGGTATTCAATTTTGTAAATTCAATGTCCTCCGCTTTGGCGATTTGCTGTATATCCTTTATTTGCTTTATTACTGGTGGATAGTGATTTAAAATCATTGTTTGCATAATATCACACCCCTAACCGGTATTGCGTTCGGATCTAACAGTAGGTTTTCTTCTCTGCCGTTTAAAGCTGTGTTCTGTACGTCTATGATGCCTTCCACGCTTGCGATCGCCGCGTTTACCTTTAATATTCTTACTGTTATGTTTTGTTCATTCTCCCAACTTTTCGCAAGCTCTAAAAAATAACCGTCGATTTTTTCCTGCACGCTTGCCAATAGATCCGCCCATGTATAGCCGGTATCTATCGTTATTTTTGCCTCTATTTTTACGCTTTCCGATGTGCAGGCTAATACATCTACCACATGATATATTGCAGCCTCTCCTGCGCCCTCTCCCTGCCGTTCTATCGGATCAATTATTTTCTGTACGTCCGAAATAAGCGTATTGTTTGGCGTTTTATATGTACTGTCAAGAAAATAAATCTTTATCCTTTTTTCCTGCGCTGTAACCCTATATATTTTACACGCGCCCACGCCCTCTATTTTGTGCATGATTGCTTTGTACTGTGCCCGGTTCCCGCCAAATGCCTGCGCCGCTGCAACTATCGAAAGATAACGCGCGCGAAAATCTTCGGTTTTTTCCTCGCCCCTTGCGGGTGTTAAAAGTTCCTTCAGTTCTCCGCTTTCGTAACCGTCAATATATTCTATTGGTGTTAAATCGTCCTGCTTTACATTTCCACCGGTGCCGGTCTGCTCGCACATAAGCCGGTACGTTAATTGTGTTATCTTTTCTGTGCATATATAAGTTAATTCGCCTGCCGAAAAGCGGGCGTTAATTGCTATTTCCGTGTTAAACTCTGCTTTCCAAACCGCGTTAGTTGCTGCGTATGGTGTTATACCCTTTTCTTTCGCCCTCAATATTAAATGCTCTCTGTCGGCTGTTTCTGCATATCCGTTTTGATCTATCAATTCTAATTCGATATACGCCTTCTCAAATTCTGCCGCCGCACCCCGGAATGAATGATCTATAAGTGTACCTTCCTCGGTGCTTGTGTCCGGTTCGATTGCAGCTTTTAAATCAATTATAATATTGTTTTGTGTTTTATCCTCGAAAGCCATTTCGCACCTCCTTTATGCCGCTGTTGGTTTTGCAATCTGTTGATCTTTAAATTCTATATCGCCGTATATGGTATTGACTACAAACGATACCGTTAAAACATCGTTTTCCATGCTTACCGAAAAATCAGATATACCTTGTATATTTTCATTGACTGATAAACAATCCTCCGTCATTCGCTGCGTTTCTGCCTCTATATATTCCTCGGTGTACCCTTGTCCTATTAAATCCTCAAACTCGTTACCGTAATCCCATGTGTAAACATAATACCGGTAACGCGGTGTTTGTAATACTAGCCAAATCCATGTTTTAATAGCCTCTAATCCCTCTACGATGTTCCCGGTTAATTGCCCGGTTTTAAAATCTATTTCATACTCTTTAGGTGTTTGGTTTTCCTCCTGCTGCTCTAATTCCTCGTCGTCCTCTATATATGTGGGTAGTAAACTCATTTTTACACCAACCTTTCTAAGATAATATATAATTCGTCGCTTACTCTATATACTGCTACCTTATCGCCTTTTTTTAGTGCGCCTATGAATGTATTTTTATCTTTCTTTGAAGGTGTGGCGTTATCAACCGCATAATGATAACCGGTTTTTAAATGCTCTGCGATCAATAAATCGCTGCCCGACAATTTAAGCGCACCAATAGCGCACGTTGTCGCGCTCTCCATAACTCCGATTTGAATAGGCGCGGTATTATCCTTTTTCCCCTGCTCCCGCATCGTATTTAAAATTTCCTCGTATGGGTTCATGTTCCGCGCCTCCTATTCTTCTGTTTCGTCGTATTCCTTGCTATCCATAATGTTTTTAAAATTAAGTTCCAAACTCATTATGTGGGTTCCGTTCTCCCATGTATGCGTATCGCTGTCAATCCAAAACACGCCGTTTAAACCGGTTGCCTTGTCGTAAACCTCTACACCATTACCTGCGATGCAGGATAAATCGCCGTTGATGCCGTCAAGCGTTACTTTCTTTTCTACGCCTGACAACATATTTTTTGCTGCTGTTTCTGCATTTATGCCCTTTTCTTTTGTATAGATCTGTTGGTATATTCCGTATTTGTCGATCCAATTACCGTTTTTTACCTCTCCGACCTGCTTTTTGTTCTCGTCGTAAATCTTTACAACGTTTACCATGCTGTCTATGGTTTCCTCGTATTTCGTGTTTGTTATATTGTATTCATCTGCAAGCACAAAATTTTTAACAATCGTTCCTTTTACCTTTACCGTTAATTTCTTGCCTTCCATGCGGCATATATATTTTTTCCCGGTCTGCCTTGCCGCTTTTGTGTACGCCATCATAATAATGTCGTATATGCTGCTGCCGTCAATTATCATTTTCTTAATTGTCGCCTTTGTTTCTACAACTGTGCCGGTATCAATTTCAAAATCAGCGCATACCTTTTTTGTTATCCTCTCTGCGGTTGTATTTGAAAAATTATATACCCCGGTGCTTTTAAGAAGGTGGTTTAGCAGATCCGTACATGAATATGTAACGGTTCCGGTTTCGCTCGTTGTTTCCTTTGTTATTACCTCGCCAATGAATAAAGTTGTATTGTTTTCATATAGCTTTATTGTGTCGCCCGCCGCAATTTTTAACTTCAAATCAGTTACGTTTTTATCGTTTGGCGCATTTATAACGGCTATTTCTGCCGTTCTTGCTGCCTGTGATGTTGAACCGCCCCAACTTACACTAGATACCGCCTCTGTAATATCCGTTGTATATACATAACCGTCTTTGTATTTTATCCATTTTACTATCATACGTTAATTACCAAATTTTGCCCCGGATATATTAAATTTGGGTTGCCGCCGATCACTCCCTTGTTTTGGTTGTATATCGCGCGCCAATTCGCACTACTTCCGGTTAAATTCTTTGCGATCATACTTAAACAATCGCCTTTTTTTACGGTATATGTTGTACTGTTTACGGCTTTTGCTGTTCTCTGTGTTGCTGCTGCGGTAATTTTCTTTGTAACTTTTTCTTTTCTTTTTGAGGTTTTAACTTTAACTTTCCGATACTCTTTAAATTCCAACGTGAAATTTATATCTTTTGTGCCGTCGTTTTCGCCCCATGTGAAACTTTCTATTGTGCAATCCATGTTTATAGGCGTTCCGGTCATTGTAAGACTTAAAACGCCGTTGTTTTTCATTTTTTCAATGGTTTTTACGCTTTCTTTCGGTGTTGGGAATGTTGAATACTGGCAAAAGCTGTATTTTTGTTTCGGAAAAATAGAGGAAAAGGAAACCGTTTTTAGTTTCCTTTTCCCGATCAAATTTATTTCTCCTAATTTATTGATGTTGACCTGCGTATTATCGCTTTCGCTCGTTAATTCGTATTCCGAAGGCAATATTGCAAATCGAAAACTTTTTTTATTCTGTCTTAACCATATTTCCATTTGCCGCCCTCCTTTACGGTGTGTTAAATGCTACTTTCTTTAATTTGAGTGCCAACGCCTCGGCTATTCTGTCTATATCTTCATCGCTACGCACTTCTATTTTATCCGCTAATTTCTGAATATTTAGCGTGATGCCGCCGGATCCGTTTTGTGCTGCGCCGTCTTTCCGCGCCATTTCCACACTTTTATCGTGTGGATATACTCGCGAACCTTGCGGCAGGTCTACGATCTCGCCGCCTCGATCATGTATGATCGCCGCGCCGCCTTTCCAATTATCGGTACCTTTGTAAAGCATCGGTATTGTTGGTATATTGATGCCAAAACTTTTACCGCCTAATCCCGGTACCCAATCCGGTATAGAAATATTTAATTTGTTAATGCCGGATATTGCGCCGTTTATAATTCCGATAACTGCGTTAATTGGTGCTTTGCACAATGCCGCCAAACTGTCGAATACGCCTTTAAAAATCGTCTTTATACCTTCCCATGCTTTACGCCAATTTCCGGTAAATACGCCCGAAATAAACGTTGTCAAGCCGTCGAATATTGTTAATACTCCGCTTATGAGGGAGGCTATTGTGTTTACTGCTGCCGATATTGCGCCCTTAATCGCCGAAAAAGCCACTTTTACAACCGGTACGATAACCGCCATGCTCTTTTTAATTAGTGTTGCTATTGCGCCAAATACAACGCCTACAACGATTTTTAATGCCTGCAATACTGCTTTCGCTGTGCTGCAAGTGCTACTAATCTTTTTTCCGAATATTGTAGCTATAACATTTGCTGCGGCTCTAACCACTTTTCCGATCGCTCCAAATACTGTACTAAAGATTGTTTTTAAATTATTTATAATGCTGCTTGCGCGTGTTTTGATGTTATTCAGATTTGCGCTGAATTTTTTCATATCAACGCCGCACCTGCTTAAAACTTTCTTTATCGCATTTCCAACCGCTGTAAAAATGCTTTTTACAATATTAAGGCTCTTAAAACTGTTGATTGCACCTTTTACCGTTCCTGCTATCAGCTTAAACGGTGCCTTTATAATATTTACCAAACCGGATAATGCGCCGCGTGCAATCGTTTTTAATCCATTCAGTGCGCCCTTCCAATCTCCGGTAAATACGCCCTTTACAAATTGCGCCACGCCTTTAAAAATCGTTTTGATATTCTCGATTATCGGCTTTACCGCCTGCACGAAACCGTTAATATATCCTTTGGCTGTGCTTATTGCAATATCCCATGCGGAGGCTACAAGATCGAAAGCTCCCGCAATTTTGTTTACTGCGCTTTCCGGCAGGAATGTTGAAAACGCCCCGACCACGAAATTTTTTATTGCATTGATCTTTGTTTTAAATATGTTTCCTATAACGTCTACTGCGCCGCCTGCTGCCGTCTGAAATCCCTTTAATGCGGTTTCTGCATCTCCGCTAAATATGCCCTTTAGCATCGTTCCAATGCCTTTAAAAATCGTTGTGAAACCGTCAAATATTTTCTTTACGTCCTGCACAAGCCCGGTAAACGTCGCCTTTATTCCCGATGCAACCGCTTTTATTCCCGGTAATAGTGTATTGAATACGTTTATTATTCCTGCTGCTATATCCGGTGGGAAAATGTTTTTAATGCTGTTTCTGAAATCTTGCGCCGCGCTATCCCAATTACCTGCAAATGCACCGCCAAAAAATTCTAAAATTGCATTAAATGCTTTTAATCCTTTGTCTACTGCTGTTACTATGGTATCAAATGCCGCTACTGCGCCGCCTACGATTGTTTCAAACGCGCCGCCCGCTGCATCTGCTCCTTCGCCTACACTTCCGGCGAACTCTTTCTTGAATATCCCGGCTATATTTTTTACAAAACTAGAAATCTTTCCCGCTATGTTACCGACTGTATTCCCGATTGATGTAAACTTATCTTTGAACCCCTGCACCGAAAAGCCCGCTTTTTCAAAAGCGCTTTTAAACCAATTTCCCACATTTTGCAAGAAGGCTTTTACTTGATCCCAATTTTTTATAATTAAAACTGCTGCTACCGCAATCGCCGCCAATACTCCTATAACAATTCCTGCGGGGCTTGTTATAGTTCCGATAATGCCGCCGAAATTTGCTATTGTCTTTGTGATCGTTCCGAAAGTTCTTTGTACGGTTCCAACCATTGTAACAACTTTTCCGAATACCATAATAATAGGCGGTATCGCTGCCGCGATTGCCGCCCATTTCATAATACTATCTACTTGCGCATCACTCAGATTATTTATATAATCTGCTGCCTTTTGTACCCATGATACGAATTTTTTCAAGTATGGTAATAATTTATCGCCTATTGTTATCGCTATTCCTTCTACTGCTGATTTTAATAGCGTTAATTGTCCTTTTAAGTTGTCAAGCATTTTTGCAGCCATAGCCTCTGCGCTGCCGCTTGATCCGTTTATTGCCTCTGTCAATTTGTCAAAATCTGCTGCGCTTGCGTTTACAATGGTTAGCAAGCCCGACATACTTTCTTTTCCCGCTAAAGTAGTCGCGTATGATGCTTTTTCAGTTTCCGACAAACCGTTAAATGACGATCGCAGGTTGTTCATAACTTCCGCGAAACTTTTCATATTTCCGCTACTGTCTGTTAGGCTTATTCCCAACTTTTGCATAACCGCCGCTTGTGCGTCTGTTGGCTTTGCCATGTTTGCAATTACATTTTTTAAAGTTGTACCCGCTGTACTTCCTTTTATTCCTGCGTTTGCCATTACTCCCAGTGCTACGGAAATATCCTCTATGTTATAGCCCATTGCACCCGCTGTCGCTGCGCAATATTTAAAACTTTCTCCTAACATTGTAACATTGGTGTTTGCGTTTGTAGATGCCGCCGCCATAACATCGGCAAAACGCCCGCTTTCTTTGGCTGACATTCCAAACGCTGTTAAACCGTCCGTAACAATGTCGGAGGTTGTTCCTAAATCTTCCCCGGCGGCGGCTGCAAGGTTCATAATACCCGCTATACCTGCGGTCATATCTGCGGTTTTCCACCCCGCCATAGCCATATACTTCATAGCCTCCGCGCTTTCACTCGCGGAAAAAGAAGTAGTTGCGCCCATTTCTTTAGCTTTTGCCGTTAATGTCGCTAAATCCTGCGCGCTCGCGCCGGATATTGCGCCCACTTCTGACATTGCCGCCTCGAAATCAGCGGCGGTTTTTACCGCCGCCGTTGCCACGCCCGCGATCGGTACGGTGATCGCTTTCGTTAGGGTTGATCCAACGCTTGTAATTGTCTTGCCCGCGCTCTGTATTTGTTTCCCGGCTTTTATTGCCTCGTTTCCCATGCTGCGCATACTGTTTATCACTTCTTTAGACGGCTTTGTAAAACCGTCTATAAACTGTATTGCTGTACTTATTACCCTGCCCACATCAACCACCTCCTCCGAAGGCTTTTTCTATTTCTTTGTTTCTTTCCTCTTTGTCGCGCAATTCCTGCCGCATATACGCTCGCGCTATGCGTTTCTGTCCTTCCGGCAGGTTCATGTATTCAAATGGTTTCCAATTTTTAAAGCGATAGTGCAGGTAATCCATTTGTACCTCCCTATCGCTTTTGATTAGTTTTTTACTTCTTTGTCTGTTTTTTCTTCATCATCGAAACCGCTTAACTTTGCGATTTCTGTTGAAATTCTGTTGATCTCGCCTTTAAAAATCTTTTTTGCCGCGTCCGCAGGTGTAGCAACCCCTAAATGCTTTAAAAGTTCCTCATTTTTTAAATTTGGATCGACAATTCCGGCTGCTGCAATTTTGGCATTTGTACTAAATGCCCTGCCGTAATCAACCTCCCCTTCCTCGTCTAATCCACTTGCTGACAATCCACCGAAAAGATCGCCGTCTACTGCCTGTATTGTTACTTCCGCATCTTCTCCAACAATTTTAGATAACTGTTTGCTCTTTAACTTCTTTGTTTCGATCTTGTCAAATTCGCCCTTGTCAACTGCTAATAATCTTTCTACTAAATTCATGATTGTTTTTCTCCTTTACATGAAAATAGGGCGCATCATGCGCCCTTTAATTGTTGTTTTAATTGATTGTCTGCATCGGCTCCCAATCTTGGAAAGTAAAGCCATAACTTTCCTCCCCGGTCTTTCCTGCCTCCCAATCGGATAAAATCATTTTGTCGATCACGCAACCGTAATATGCTACGCGCTCCGCGCCGATTGCGTCCGGATCATTTACATTTGAAATGATTGTGTGTGTCGGTGTCTTTCCTGCCTTGACAACCTTATTTACCTTATTCATTACAAAACTGTTGATTTTGTGTAACTTCAATTCGCCCTTTGGCTCTAACCCTGTTACTTTCTGACCGTCTACCAAATTTTGGCATTGTGAAATTGCTGTTTTCTTTAAAGTTACCTCTGCTTTGCAAGCTGTGACCTGCGCTAAATATTCGCCGTCAAACCACACTTCGCCCCATGTTCCATTTATAACCTGCTCCGGTCTAAAACCTTTCATGTTCTTTTACCCTTCCTTTCTGCCTTAGATATAAATAGGCATTTTAATATCTTCGATCGCATCTAAGATTTTTACATTTCCTGTTAAAAATACAAACGCGCCTGTGTCTGCTGTTATAATTTCCTCGTCGCTACATTCGTCAACGTCTTTTACGGTTCCGTCGTCGAGTGTTGCCTGCAGTCCTTTACCTTTTAAATACTCTCTGATCGCGTCCGCATCTAATCCAACCGAATAGCTACTTACAATACCGTCGCGCTGCAACTGTGCAAAATAGCTACTAATTGCCGATAACAGCAGGCATTTATTGGAATATGAATTTGCGTATTTTCCTAAATAGCTATCCTGTGCCGTTTTGGTAATATCGTCGTTTATCATATCCATAGCCTCGACAATTTTAATTTTCTTGAAACTGTCGCCCTTGCCGTCTACTGTTGTTACGAAACTATTAACACCTCTTGCAACTTTTACCTTCTCACCGTCATAAAAAACAATAAATTCCCCTTTATCTACCGGCGTATCAATATCAGTAAGCCGCGTACAATCCGATAATTCAGAAAGTGGCGCGTATGTGCAAGCAATCGTCATAGGTGTACCGGCGATTAGTCCGGCAATTCTCGCGCAATACTGTTCTGCTGTGTATTTCGTATCAACTGTTGTTTTTGTTCCATTCTTCGCGGTTACGGTTTCCGTTTTTACTGCCGTTTCTGTTGTGTAGTTGATAATACCTTCGTTATCTGCCGCCGTATTTGGTAATACCGCTTTGATCTTCTTTTTCTTAACGTCGCGCATGGTTTTAACCCATGTTGCAACTTCCTGTGCCTTCTGATCGGTTTCAACTGTCGGAATAGCCAAATAATTAAATTTGATTGTTTCCGATGCTTCCATAGCCTTTTTATAGCCCGCGTCGATCGCCGCTTTTTCTGCGTCGTCTGCAATTCCCATGCAATACACAATTACCTTCTTCGGGGCATTTGTGTAGCCAATCATTGCAAGTTTGATCTGTTCTACCGTTGCATCTTTTAAGCTGTCCGGTATGTCTTTCTCTGTTACAACCGTAACCGGATTTACCGCCGGTGCTGCTAATGTGTCTTTTACCCATAACATCACGATCCCGCGCTCGCCTCTTGTTACTGCTGTCATTGCTTTTTCTATAAAGCTAATTGTTATACTTGGTGCGCCCATTTTAAACCTCCTTAACCTTGCGTTACTTTTACGCCTAATCCTTCCGCTATCGGCGCGGTTTCTTCTCTCTGCGTATTTTCCTTGTAATCAATTTGGATATTTATTTGTAAAATATCTTGATACTCGCCGATGTAATCATGCGTAAATTCTCCAACTGTCAATTTTCGATTTTCAACAAAAAAAATCAGCCCGAAAAGGTCTTTTATTTCGTCTACCTTTTCAAGCTGATCTAATTCGTTCTTTTCCTTTTGGAAATATGTTATTTTAACTGTAAAACCGCCTTTTGCAAAATTTTTTGTTTCTGCGCTGCTGCCTCGATCTAAAATTTCCGTAAAGAAACAAGGGGCGGCGTACCCCTCTTTTATTTCTTTTCCGTAAATTCTGTAATTGGGCGGCGCATATTTTTTGCTTAAAAGTTCGTTTATTGCTTTTTTTATATCTACGTTTTTAATTCAAATCGCCCTCCTTTAATATTTCGTCTATCATTTCTTCAAACCGTTGCGGTACTATGTTCTCGTACTCGTTTCTTGTTTTTTCCATGATATGTTTACCGGGAACAAAACCAACGATCCTACCGCCCCTTACAAGGTTATGACCGTTTTCTATTAAATGAAAATGCCTTGCGCTATTCCACACTAAAGCCGTTGCGCCTACATTTTCCTCTATAACTTTTGTTCCCCATTTTCTTTTAATCGCTTTGTTTTTTTCGCTGCCGGTTCTCTCATGCGGCTTTAATTCTGAATTGGCGCGCTTTTTTGCAGCGTTTTTAAAATCTTTTCCAATTCCTTTTAGTGTTTCTTTTGCTTTCTCCGGTGCCGTCTGAATTGCTTTCGTTAAATCTCTTTCCAATTCCTCTAAGCCCTCGATCTCAAAATCAAGCCCCGCCGCCATAGCATCGCCTCCAAAATAAAAAGCTACCGCATTGCTGCGATAGCCTTCTTGTTATTGTATTTCCTCGATGCTGCCATTATCCATATTAACAGAATACTCTTTTAGTAATGTTCCGCTAAATAACAGTTTTGCATCGTGTTCCTCTCCGTCCACATAATCGTATATGCTTACGTCTAGCGTGTTGCCTATGACAGATATTTTTGTTGTTGTTTTGTAGTTAAAGTTTACGATTGCATGAATTTCTTTATCGTCTTTGAAATATTCCTTGTAATAGCTTAACGCATATTCTTGAATATCTACATTTTCCGCAATAGTCGAAATTCTCCAATTTCCGGTAACATCGTTTCGCACATCTGAAACGCTAAAATACGCGCCTATATCATCAATGTTTTTTCCTGCTGCCGGTTCCTCTGCCTTTTCTGTCGGTTCCTGTTCTACCGTTTCCGGTTCTCTTGTTTCTATTTCCGTTGTTTCCGGTTGTACCGTTTCTGTTGGTGTCTTTAACTCCGGTGTGGTCGTTTCTACTTTTGTTTCCGGCTCCTTTTGTCCGTCTGAATTGTCTTTCGGTATCAGCAAACCGATAAAAACAATTACAATCAGCCAAAACCACCACTTTTTCCATATTTTCTTAGAAGGGTTTACCCCCCCCCCAGAACTTTTGTTCGTTTTTTTGTTTTCTGCCATAGACTGCGCCTCCTCTATTGTTTTTCTGTATTATACCTCCTTCTTTGTCATTTGTCATTCGCATTTAATGTTATTTTTTCTATCGCCGGATTTTCTGTTAATTTTTCGGTGCATACAATTTCTAACATTTCGTTGCGTTCTCTGACGTTGATTATAGAAACAATCTGAAAATATCGGTCTTTGAATTTAATAAACATATCCGGTGTTACCTCTTTATGGTAACGCGTTGTTATTTTATATGTTAATTCCGGTCGTATTCTCTGTGCCTCTTGGTACTCTCTGCCTCTTGTTGGTTCAACACTCGCCCAAACTGTTTTTATTTCTTCTAAAACTTTTTCTGTTTGCAATAACTCGTTCTGTTTCTCGGTGTATCTGCAAAACGTAACTCTTTTATTTGTTCGTCCTATATCCATAATGCCACCTACTTATTTTGTAATTGCAGCATTAACGATTTTGTCATTTGGCTAAATTCTTCGCCAACTTTCCCGGCGGGTGTTCTATTTTCATACCAATAGGCAATTAGTAATTTTAAATACACCTTTTCAAGTTCATAAGTTATTGTGTTTCCTTTTTC